TCTTCGATAGAGACGCCAGTGCGTTCCGACTCCTGACGTATAATGTCGCTTACTTTTAACTTTTTCATATCAACCTCAATAAGAGAAAAGAGGGCCGATTAAGGCCCCCTATATTTTTTATTTCTCCACTATATCCAATTCTGCGGATACTGCATCCATAGCCTGGCGCAAGGCGTCTTCGCTTATCGCCTTTGGGCTGCGCTTTGGCGCGAATTGAGAAATAGTAGAAGGCATGGACGCTCCGCGTATCCCTACTTCGTCGGGAACGGATACTGGGTCTGTCTTTGATGCGCCAGAAAACTGCGTAGCAAACGCCAAGTAATTAATCCCGTCGACATAGTTATCGACATAATCTCTCGTCTCCATTGCGCGGCCAAGCTTTACAAAATGCATCATCATTGCAACTTCATATTCTGTAACTTGTCTATTAAAAAACACAGACGCCAAGTTTGCAATTCTCGTAAAACATTCGTCTGGAGCGCCATATCTTTCGCCACGGTCTGTTAATAGCCCTGCGGCGGTTCTCAATGCTACATCATATTTCATATCAATCTCTTTCCTGTTGGTTTAGAACTTTAATTTTACCGACATACTTATAATTAATTGCTACGTTTCCTCTGCTATATGATTCTTTTGTTTGCTGATCTTTGTAATATTCTTCAACAATGACAAAATCATTATTGGTAAGAACATCTACAAATTCAGACAAATTATCTACCGGATATTCCGCCTGGATCTGATGAACCAAAGCACCACCGTAAGACGGCATATTCATAGTCAAAAGAAAACGCATTGTCTGTCCTTGTGTATTTAAGGGTGTGACGCGGCTTTGCGAGATACGCCACACCCCATATTACGCGAACTTAGGGATTCGCGTAATGGTCAATTATCCAAAGTCCATATCGTCATCAGCCGGCGCAGAAACTTTTGTTGAGCCAGTTGATGGTGGCGTTAAAGAAGCAGAAGCTTCAGAAGAAGAGGCCGACGAATTACGCGGCTTATACGTTAGATCAGAGGGACGAGGCACCCATCCAATGATCTCCCATACAGGAACGTAATTCGTCGACTTACGGGCCCCTTCACCCGATGTTTTTGCCACTACGTCTTTGAGGACAACAACTGGCAATTTGTCAGGGTTAGACTTGACGCCCTCATTATAGGCGTCAGCTAATTTCTTAGCACCGTCCAAGAACGCAGCGGCTTTGCTGGCAAACTCTCTGACGTCACCACCACACTCCTTTGATAGTTTAACAACGAAGCGGACTCCGCGCTGGTAACCATCACCAGGATTATCGATAGAAACACCGTCGGAGAGACGAACCATACGAAAGTCTGGAGCGCCGCCGGTAGCGAAATTGATGAAACCAACTTCCACATTTGGGAAGTCGATGATTGCTTTAAAGTTCTTCGTGATATCAACTTCTGTTGTCTCCCCGTTATTCCGATCGCGGCGCGAAATACGTCCGCTGCGCGAATCAAATTTAACGATAGGCAAAAAGTCTGCGCCGCCAGTGCCGACGCCATCAAAAAATCCACCAAATGCTGACATAACTTTTCTCCATTGTGCGCCAATCTGGTTTGACGCTTACCTTCTGCCGTTGCGGCAAATTCCGTTTAACGTAGTGATGGGTGAACACCCTCAAGCTGAGACAAGATTTGCTCAACAGATTGAACGACTTGGAAACTATCTTCATCGCCAACATAAATTACCGTCTGAAAGGGAGCATTCCCATCAGACTCATAATGCTCAATGGCGGTGATTTTATTTGCCTTAATGAGAATTTTATCATCGACGTCATTTGTTAACGTCAAGTAACCAAATTGAATTGCCTGTATTGCGCTGCCCATGATTAAACGCCCCATATTTCAAACGCGGCCTGTCTGACCTCGTCGTCGTTAAAGTAAAAAGAACTTGTGTCTGGAACAACGTATGACGCAAGCTCCTGTGGGTCTGTCGAAAGGGACAGAAATCTTTGAATCGTCATTCCTATACGCTTCAAAGCCTTTAAATGCTCATCAACTGAATCGACGGCATAAGTCGCAGACTTCTTTGGAGTAACATATGTCACGCGGCCCTCAGTGGCGCCGGAAACAGCAGCAACATAAAGACTTACTTGGCGCGCGTGTTTTGCGCTGATCTTACTTGGCAACGCGTGTGTGGTTTTGAGGTCGACAACAATTTTATCTTTGAACAAGAAATCATAAAACCCGACGAACGGCACTGCAATTTCATCAAAGGTGTGTTCAATTTTGATCTGGGTCGACGATGGTTTACCATATGGTAATAATTCGGCCAGACCAACCGTAACAAAGTCTGCAATAGCCCCCTCTTCTTTGTCGCGGCGCGGGTCAGACGATAAGGCGTTAAGGCTCCAAAACTCTTTCTTTGCCACGTCAATGCAGTCTTTAACTGTCGCACCCGTAATAAGGCCATGCTCAATCCCCTTCTCAACAGCAGTCCCACGATATGCTGCGGCGCCAACCTTACCTCCACGCTTTAATACTTTAGTAAGCACAAACGCGGCGGGAGAAGCCTCAAACAAGTTACAGGTTGAAGGGGAAAGATGCTCAATACCATGCGCGGCAAAAGGGTCGTTGCTTATCAATGTATACCTCAATTTCGATTTGGAGATACAACATATAGGGTGGGCATAGGGTGTCAAGCCCCTTAAAAAAGTTTATTGACAAATTTTAATGTTGCGGGGTAGGGTCGGTGCTTCGTATGAAATTTGTATGGGGATTGATATGGATCAAGATCGTCAGCTTTTTATTTTTGGGAAAGAAATATGGGATTCTATATCGTATGATGACGTAAAAAAAACAATTAGTGATATGGATGAAATGAATATATTAAAACCTCCATTTCAAAAATTTGATTTACAAATGCGTTATAACACAAAATTTTTATATGAAAAATGGATTAAAAATAGCGCAAAATTTTATTCCCCGCAGGGGTATGAAAAAATGTTAACAGACAATACCACAGCTTTTTTTAGATTTGATTATACAAACATAATTGAAACAGGAATTTTGCCTCATTGCTTACATGGCTTTCTTCCGCATGAAAAAAGCAAAAGTGAACATGCGGTTTATTTTGATTTAAAATCAAAAGAATTTTACGATTTTTATATGGAAAATTACTATGCTTATAACTACACAATTTCTAAAAAAGATTTTTTTGACCGAACAATTTCATCTTTGAAAAAATTAGAAGTTATTTCGATTAGTTGTTTATTAACATTACTCGCTACTAAAAATATAATTAAAGAAACTGTAAACATAAAAAAACCAACAATATTTAGCATGAAAAGAAATAAACAAAAATATAAAAATTATGATTATGTTACCACAATAAAAATAGGTGAAATTACTGAAACATTGCGCTCAGATGATAGCCTTGGATCAAGCGTAAGACCTCATCTCCGCCGTGGGCATATCCGCAATCAGCATTTTGGCGAAGGTAATAAAGAAATAAAAAAGATATTTATTCAGCCTGTATTTGTTAATGCAGATGAAGGTTGGATAGCTAACGAGCGTAAGGCTTATAAGGTAACAATATAATGGAGATCGATATGCAGAACACCTCTCACGCCGTTATGGCGCAACGTAAAGAGCCTAAAGATAGTCTTGACGATTTTCCTACGCCAATGTGGGCGACTAGGGCTCTTGTAAATATTACCTTTGGCGATGCTAGCACATACACATGCCTGGAGCCGGCATGCAATCGCGGCTTCATGGCGCGAGCGTTAAAAGAACAATTTAAATATGTCGAAACATCTGATGTCAAAGATTATGGTTATGAAGGAACAAAGGTATTAGACTTTTTAAAAAGCCCTTATGAAGATGAAAGCTTTGATTGGGTTATAACTAATCCCCCTTTTAGGCTGGCAGAACAATTTATAAAAGAGGCTTGGCGTGTATCCCGTATAGGATTTTGCCTTCTTGTTAGAACGTCTTTTTTAGAAGGCGTTGGTCGTTACAATAATATATTTTCCAAAAAACCTCCAACTGGCATTTATCAATTTAGCGAGCGTGTCCCTATGGTTAAAGGCCGCGTTGATAAAAATGCGTCTACTGCAACAAGTTATTGCTGGTTGTTATGGGAGAAGAATTTGTTTCAAGAAGAAGACCCAGAATATGTTCCAATACCTTGGTTTGCTTGGATACCTCCATGCCGTAAGGAATTAGAAAAAGAAGGTGATTATGACCTATAGCTGCATCCTTGGCATTGACCCAGGACTAACAGGCGCTTGTGCTTTTTACTTCCCATCACACCCTATGCTTGTCGGTATTCACGACATGCCAATAGACGGAAAGACAGTCGATGGTTACGAACTTGCTAAAATCATTCGTCAGTATAATCCAGACGTGGCTTTCATTGAAGCCGTCCACTCCTTTAGTGGACAAGGAGTCGCTAGCTCCTTCAACTTCGGATGCTCATACGGCGTGGCTAGAGGCGTGGTCGCGGCGTGTGGCATACCGGCTACATTGGTGAGCCCACAAAAGTGGAAGCGCGAATTAGAATTAAGTAAAGACAAAAATCAATCACTAGAAATGGCGCGTATGCTTTGGCCAGACAGTGATAAGTTTAAGTTAAAGAAGCATGACGGGCGCGCTGAAGCTGCTCTCATTGCAATGTATGGATATAAAAGTCAGTTTAATGTGAAGGAGAATTAAAATGAAATCTGAAGAATACGAAAAAGGCTGGAACGACGCGTTTGATGCAATAGCAGATTATATAGAAAAGGAATTATGTTTAATCACTGGCTCAATGATACGCCGCATGAAATATGATAATTGGCGATTTATAGAAGAAGATGAAGAAGAAAAAAACGACGCCAGTTAGGCGTCGTTAAGTTTGGAGGTCTCCATGTCAATCGGAAACTCTTATTACTTACAATATTTATAATTTAACTGTCAATATATATAGGCACAATCATGTTACCAATATTTGATGATGAGTTCGCTGGCATCAGCGAATATGCAGAGCTTTACCACAAATTAGGATTGCAAGTTGTTCCAGCAATGATGCCTTCTACAGGCAAAAACTGGAAACGTCCTGCACTAACTTCGTGGAAAGAATTTACAAATACACTATCAACGCAGGAGCAATTCAATGAATGGTTCGCAGGGTCAAGTTCCAGGGTCACTAATATTGGTATCCTTACTGGCATGTGTTCTGGGGGCGTCTTTATTGTTGATCTCGACACCTACAAAAACAGAGAAGCCCAACTGTGGTTCGATGGAATATGTGCAGACAACAATGCCGGCGTAATTGTTGAGGCGCCAACACAAAAAACAGGTGGCGGCGGCATACAGATGCTCTTTAGGGCGCCAAAGGGTTGGACGCCACCAACAATTAAAACGTCAATCGGCGTAGACATAAGGGGCCAGGGCGGCTTTGCAGTCATCGCCCCTTCCGTCCATGAGTCGGGTAAGAACTACGAGTGGATAGACGGACTTGAGCCGTGGGAAGTTGAGATACCAGAGGCGCCTGATTGGCTGTGCCGTGAGCTCGACGAACTGGCAAGGATCTACGGCGGCCACACCACAACCGAATCGGGCGAGCGGGTAAGGACAGAGACGCCGCAACATCAGACTGACGAGTGGGGGAAGATTACTGACGGTCGTGAAGACCGCATGACGCGCATGGTCTTTCGGGCAATATTGGATCTTTATCGAGACTGTCCAATACTAGACCCAAGAGAGTCTGAAGAGGCAAAGGTCAGATGCTTTAACGAATATGTCGATCTTGTTGAGACGAGGCTAAAAGAAATAGGCGTTCCAAAGCACGTCCTCCTTGAAAAAGAAGGGCGCGGAAAGTCGCTCTTTGAGCACAAGTGGAAGGTGACACTGCGTCAGTGGGACACAAAGATCCATGAAGAGGCGCAAAAGCCCTGGACGCCAAAACAGGACACATTTCAGACCAATTATCAGTCTGAATATAAAAAGGCGCAGAGTGAGCAAGAGGCACAAAGGGAAGAAGTCGACGCCCCAAAAGAAGAACCCCGACCAGAGGGTCTTTTTCGCGTCTTTAGGCGGTCTGACTTAAAGGCGCTTCCGCCGGCGGAGTTCATCATTGATGGCCTACTCCAGAGATATGGTTCAAACTACGTCAGTGGGTGGCCAGGCTGCGGAAAGAGCTTCTATATGATTGGCGCCTGCTTGGCCATTTGCACGGGACAGGATGAGTTTTTGGGTAAGAAGGTCAATGCCCACGGCCCCATCATTTACGTTACTACAGAGGGCCTACACGACCACGACGCGCGCATGACGGCTTATGAGAATCTTCACGGCGTAAGGGCTGACGAAGAGAATTATCTCGTCATACCAGATGCCATGAACCTCATTGAGGGTGGAGACAGGTCGCGCCTGCTCAGAACAATAGACTGGGAAATTAAGCGCATGAAGCAGGCGCCAATGATGGTCGTCTTCGACACGGTGTCGAGGATCATCCCAGGCGCCGACGAAAACAATCAAAAAGAAATGTCTCTATTCGTTAAGGCAGAGAACGAGGTTCAACAACAATTTAATACGACGACCGCCCTCGTCCACCACTTGAGCCGTGGTGGCAATGGGGCGCTCCGTGGTTCAACCGTTCTTGAGGGGTCGGCAGATACGATCGTCATGCTTGAGCGTGAGAAGGGGTCGGAGACGGGCGTATTAAAGGCCATGAAGATGAAGTCTGCGCCCGATGGGTGGGAGTTAGAGTATCGGCTGAAGGAAGTATCCATAGACGGCTTCCACTCGTCACTGGCCATTTTAGACGCCGTAGAGAAGCCTACAATTAATCCTGGCTTTGGCGGCCAGCAGGAGACGGGATACGTCTTTGCTGCCGGCGTTAAGATGACGACAGAAGAGCGTGACGAAATCCTCAAGGCGGCCAATGAGGCGTGGACTTTAAGGGAGCCGTGGTCGCTGGCGTCACAAAATAAATTCACGCCAAGATATGCCGCAAGAGGTCTTTCTAAGGTTCTTAAAAAACGAATCAAGAGCGACCAACATGCTCTTTTGGTTGCAAGCGCATTTGTAGACATGGGTCTTTGGGCTGTGGAAATCAGAGACACTGATAAAAAAATTAAGGGCCTAAAAGTGAATAATATGTATCAAAATGGCACAGATAATTTACGGAAGTCTCACGGAAGTCAAAACAGCAACTTCCGTGAAAATGTGGAGCAAGAACAATGATTTATATGCTTACGGAAGTCGGCAACTTCCGTATGGGTAACTTCCGTAACTCTAAGTGTTGTTTACTTATTGATTCTAAACAATGTTTTCACGGAAGTTGGATACGGAAGTTACCCCCCTGTTCCTTTAGGAACTACCCCCCGCTCGCGCTGCGCCGCTTGATGCGGCTCGCGCTCGCTGAACGAAAATGGCGATTGACGGCAATGGAGTGGTTGGTGTAGGGGTAAGGGGATTTTAACGTGCCGCTATGGCAGTAAGGGGTCGCCATGACCGAGAAATTCGTAATACAAAATGATTATTATGCGTTGTTCCACATACCTCAAAGAAACGAATCTGAAGAATGGATTAACTTCAGAATAGTTTCAGTAAAACCATTAAATGGCAAACACAGGCGTGGAAGACTTGCTTATAGCCGCCTACAACGTAGGCTTTCAAAAAATACAGAAACTCAAAGATGGGAAAAAGTAAATTCAGAAGGTCTTAGCATTATTGTTGCACTAATGGAAAAGGCAGTAGACACTGGCCTTATATAATTGAGATGGATTTAGATATGGCAAAAAATACTCGCGGCAATGGCAGCATAGGAACGTCGTCTCAATTGACGACAGTAGGCGTTCCAGACCTAGGACCAGGCAAATTAAACATTCATGAGAAACGGCAGATGAAGTCGTTTCGCAAACACCAAAAGCGCATAGAAGAAGACCCGCAATATGCGGCAAAGGTTCTTTTAAAGAGGCAGCTTTCAATACCCAATAGCACGACCACGGCATATGCCAAGGCAGCTAAAAAGAAGATCACACTGCCTAAGTTTTCGTGGGATAATCCTGCGGAGGATAAGCCTGCGGAGGATAAGCCTGCGGCGGATAATCCTGCGGAGGATAAGCCTTCGGCGGACGTCGCCTCATACAACGAGGCGTAGTCATGGCGCCAAAACCTAAAATCAAAAAGTCAAACGTCGACCGTGGTGTTGTCGTTTCTGAATATCAGTCTATCCCGTGGATGGTCACTCCCGGCGCGTATATTTCCGGCAGGGCGTCATTAGACGAGGCGGATGCTTTAGAGGTTGAGCTAGAGTTGAAGTGGGGTCGGGATAGATTGCGTCTCTTGGTAGACACGGCACTCAGAGAGAAGTTCGATCGGCAAAGATATCTCACTAGCCAAGCGCGCTGGCATGGTCAGTTGGATGACGTCCAACGTGAGGCAAAGCGTATGGCAGCTGCGTGGAAGGCTTTGGACAAGGCGGCGACTGAATCCGGCGCCAAAGTGTTGGACCCCGCAATGTGGGAGGTGACGCTTGAGGACGGAACCGTGGCCACGCTTGTCCGCGAGCCACAATTAGCAAACCGCGTTCTGGCAGACGGAAGAAGAATTAACGTCTACACGCTGCAAGAAATAGCCAATATGATTTCGGCTTTCCCAGAAATCGTGAAGGCAAAAGAGACGTTTCAAGGCGCAAAGGTAGAAAAGACTAAGACAGCCGTATCAGACCCACTGGCGACTCCTATAGGCCCAGGTAATACCGAAGGGATAATTGATACTGGCGCTACCATAGACGGGCCGCCGGAGGGGTTTGATTGGGAAAAAGGGGAAGACATCCCCTTTTAATTATTAAATGACAGCCAAGCTTTCCCGCATGTCTTTTTCGATAAAGTTTACGAGCCAATCAAACTCAATCTTTCCGTCGTCGTATGCTTGTAGGACGATAGAGACAGAACGGGGTATTGGATGTTGGCCCGTCTGCCAACTGTGAACTGACCTCGTAGAGACGCCGCTGATTTTAGCGACGTCGTCTTTTGTCATGTCGTGGCGAATCATTAATACTGTTAATTCAGTTGGCGTCATGTGAACCTCCTGCGTCTCCACACGTCGGGCAGCCACGCGCTTGCATGGCGTTAATAACGTCTATCACTAGCCAATGGTCCGCGGCATGCGGCAGACGCCCAACCATTGCGCAGTAGGTATTCCACAAGTCGGGCATGGCGACGTGGCAGGGTAAATACAATTGATCGTTAGATATCATTTTTACGTCGTTCTCACCCATTATAGTGTTCCTCATATTCTGACCGTGCCAATTCAGAGGCAGTCAGTTCCATATCTATGTTAATTTCAGAAAGCGCATCAGTTGCGCGCATTAAATAGTCAAAGTTATGTAAAACAATTTTATAACCTTGCTGGTGCGCCATGTTGCGAAACGCCAATGCTTCTTCCCTACTCGTAAAACAAAATGTCTGTTCAGACGTCATGTTTGTTGCGACAGGATAAGCGACAGTGATTTTGTGGAACATGCTTTTCATATCAATCTCCAATTAAATAGGTAAAGGGAGGCGACTATCGCCCCCCTTATTAGTCATTAGGCAACGGCTTTGAGGTTAGCCTTGACGCGCAGTGACTTAGTCTCAGCGCCGTATTTGAAGCAGCCTTCGACTTGGTCTGCGGTAGCGCCAAGCTCAAGAAGCAGTTTGATTACGGCTTCTTTGTCAATCGTCTTGGCGCCCTTCTTCGTGTCGACGATAACCGTGCAGACTTCGCCGTCGATTTCAGTGGCGCCCGTTGAGAGGATCTCCTTGCGTGCCTCCTCGACACGGGCCTTGATCTTGGTCTCTTGATCCTTGAGGAGGGCGTAAGCGTCAGCGAGAGGGGCTAAGTTGGAAAGCTGCGCGGAAAGTGTCATGTCAATCTCCATCGGGTTGTCAATTTCAATACAGTGAAGATACTTCAGTCATATTTGGGTGTCAATAACTATTTTGAAGAATCTTCAATTTTTATTTGTAGGTCTTCTATCGCTTCTTCGGGTGTCTTGCCGTCCCCATGTTGCTGCCAACCATTGTCATTTGGTTCGTCGTTATCGTCGTAAGCAACGTAGCGATTCCGCCAATCGCAGAAGTAAGTCTTAATCATTTCGCAGCCCTCGCATATGCTAGGTGGTGGCGGGCGTCGGCTAAAAGTGTTGACGCATATTCTGGGTTGCGGTTTGCAAATAGCTTGTAGTCGCGCAGTTTGCGCAGACCCATTTGCTTGTGGAATGATTCGGCGCATTTGCCGTATGCGTGGCGCATTTGCATAGGGTTCATTTCGTAAACAGAGCGCATGTCAACCTCCATTATATTAAATTTCAGACTCTATATTTATCTGTCATCCCATGAGAAGCGTTCGTCTTTGGCAATGTCGCCTCTCACGGCATCATGTATTTCTTCCATGTCGCACAGTAAATGATATTGCTCGCCCGTTTGTTCCCAGCGTGGCTCTTGAATCTTCCAATTACGATCACGCGCCAACCATATGCGATAAATTTCATACTCCGCGCCCCAACCCGGGTCGAAATAGTCTCCCTCATATCCGTCAGAGGTCTTTTCGTATTCAATGTGAACAACCCAATCAGTGTCCATCATGTAAAGGTATGAGGTGCATTCAGTTTTCATGTCGATCTCCGTATCAATCTCAATTCGATGAAGATACTTCTAATTGAAGTTTCTTCTATCGTCAATAGCTATTTCAAACTTTCATAAAAATAATTTAAGTTATTTTTGGAAGGGGTTGCTATGACAAGTGAATTACGCAATATTATCGCCCGTGGGCTGTGTTCATTTGATATCAGTATAAATCGAAATCGAGATGAATACGGCAGTTTACATCCACAAGAACCGCAAGAGTCTTGCACATCAGTCTGCGACCGATGCTGGCACCAGGCAGACCACTTACTTGCATTTATAGAGGAATGGATGAATGACTACAAACAATCAACTCCAAGCAATCGTCAGTCGGATCGAGGCTTTAGAAGAAGAGAAAGCTAATATCGCGGAAGACATCAAAGAAGTTTACCAAGAGGCCAAGGGGACCGGATTTGACCCTAAGATCATTAAAAAGATTATCTCGCTACGCAAGCAGGACGCGTCTAAACGTGCTGAAGAACAGGCTTTACTTGCAACTTACATGGATGCTTTGGGGATGTTGGCGGACACCCCCTTGGGAAGAGCTGCCGTAGCTTCTGCGCAGCTACGGAGTAGCGAAGCAGCGGCGCTGGATGCAGTCAAAACGCCGCCGTCGAAGACTTTTAAGACGGTCGAAGAAAAAGACGTTGACGTAAACGATTTTGACTGAGTGAAAATCAAATTAAAGTGTGTTATCATATGTCGGTTATCAACTTATGGTCTAAACCAATGAAATCTGAGATGTTGCGCTTCTTAGTAATGGCCGCCATATATAGCCTTGCGTTGTTCGGGGCTGCGCTCCTTGTCGGGTGCTCAGTTCCGGCGCGCTACATTGCTACATGCACATTTGTGCAACCTGAGAACTGTAATTGAGATGGCAGACGTAAAAGAAAAGCGCCCAGTTGGAAGGCCAACAAAATATAAGCCGGAATATTGCGAGCGTGTAATTGAGCTTGCCGATCAAGGCGCAGGGCCCGCTGAGTATGCGGTAGAGTTTGGCGTTGATCGTGTTTCCCTTTATGATTGGGCCGCTTCTCACGAAGAGTTTTCTACAGCTTTATCGCGCGCAAAGATCCATGAGCAGGCTTGGTGGGAGCGTGAAGGGCGCTCCGGCATGCGCGCAGACAAGTTCAATGCATTGGTTTGGAAGACATCTATGCAGGCGCGTTTCCGCGAAGATTACACAGAACGCAAGGAAACGCAGCTTACTGGCGCCAATGGTGGCGCTGTTCAAGTTGAATCTAAATCTGTTGATACAGATGCGTTGTCGGCAGATCAGCGTAGTGCATTGCGCGATTTAATTTTGGCGGCGAAGGCAGCGGCAAAATGATTAAGACTGATGAAATGGTAGAGACAACAGCAAAGCTTTTAATTGCTTTTTATAATACGACTAATCCTAACGCTACTTGGCCATCGCAGATTCAAAACGCAGATACGATCGTTACAGCTATAGCGGCTATCGCGAACTCGCCGCGAACGGTAGAGCAGGCGGATCTTCCGCCGCAAGGATAGCCTGTGTTTAATATACAAGATCCTAATAGCGTTCTGGAGCCGGATGCTAGAGATCGAATTGAGGATCTTGCGAATCAAATTTTGGAGTCGGTAGACGATGTTGCTGAAGATCCTTTTGAGGCGCTTCAGGCATTGTCTGCTGTTATTGCTTATGTAATTTCTGAAGGGTTTGCTAGTAGAAGTAGCGCAGACCAGGCGCTTGCTGTTGTTACAATGGTCGTTGCCGCAACTATTGAAAATGCAGAGCAAGAGGGCAATACTGTTTGGTCTCAGCAAACCGCGCATTGAGGTGTGCGATGAATAAGCATGTCTCTCCTAATGATTTGTTCATGGGCGAAGATCCCGATGAGCTTTTAGAGAAGCTAGAAATATCTGACGATCGAGAAGCATGTGAAGGCAATCTCGTTGAGTTTATCAGAAAGGCGTGGGCGGTAATTGAGCCTGGGGCAGAATACAGCCACGGCTGGCATATCGACTACATCGCAGAAGCTTTGATGTCTGTGACTTTTGGCGATGAGCTCGAAGACGGATCGCTCTATAACCGCCTGATGATCGCGGTTCCACCGGGCTCAATGAAATCGCTGATGGTCAATGTCTTCTGGCCGGCCTTCGAGTGGGGGCCATGCAAGATGCCGCATATGCGATATATCTGCGTATCGCACAGTCAGGAGCTTGCAATTCGCGACGGGCTCAAAATGCGCCGGCTGATCGAATCAGAATGGTATCAAAAGCGATGGCCGCATGTCGTTTTGCAGAAAGACCAGAATCAGAAACAAAAGTTTGAAAATACGGCAATGGGCTTTCGCCAATGCTGCGCCATCAACTCAATAACCGGCGCCCGTGCGGATCGAATCATAGCCGATGATCTTTTGTCGGTATCTGACGCTACCTCTCAGCAGATCAAAGATACGACCAATACGCAGTTCTTTGAGGCTATCCCAACGCGTCTCGTTAATCCTAAAAAGTCAGCCATCGTCGTAATCCAACAACGCCTAGCAGAGGACGACATCATTGGCTCGATCATCGATCGAGGTCTGCCTTATGACTATCTGATGCTGCCGATGCGCTACGACCCTTCCAGGGCGCAGCCATCAATGCTTGGACTTGAAGACCCGCGCACGGTAGAGGGCGAGCTCCTCTTTCCGGCGCGGTTCCCAGAAGAGGTTGTCGCGCGCGATGAGGCCATCATAGGGCCGTGGGCGGCAGCCGCTCAGTTCCAGCAGCTGCCATCTCCAAGAACTGGCGGCGTCATCAAGCGCGAGTGGATACCTACCTGGGAGCGCGACAGATACCCGACATTTGATTTCATCATTGCGGCTGTAGACGGCGCCTATACGACCAAGGCTGAGAACGACCCTTCCGCCATGACAGTGTGGGGCATCTGGTCGGGTGGCGATCAGACCGCGCAGGTTACGCGAACTATTTCATCAGATGGCGACATGATGGCCGCTGTCGAAAGAACCTACACGCAGGAACATCCAAAGGTCATGCTCATGTATGCGTGGGCGGAGCGCCTTGAGTTCCATGACTTGGTCGAGAAGGTTCAAGAGACCATGTATCGTTATGGCGTCAACAAGCTGCTGATTGAGAACAAGGCTTCCGGCATCAGTATCGCCCAAGAGATGCGCAGGCTTTATGGCCACGAAGAATTTGGCGTTCAACTGATTGACCCAAAGGGACAGGATAAGCTCGCGCGCCTCTATTCGATCCAGCATCTTTTTGCCGAAGGTCTGATCTATGCGCCCGATCGTTCGTGGGCAGACATGGTAATTAACCAGCTTGCGGTATTCCCAAAGGGCAAGCATGATGACTTGGTTGACACAACAAGTATGGCGCTAAAGCACTTGCGCGATCTTGGTCTTCTGGTTCGTAATGCTGAATGGACGGCAGACCTAGATCAAAGTAGAATGCATGAAGGCGCTCCACCGGAGCCGCTCTATCCCGTCTAATAGGAAATCAAATGCACATTTTATGCAATGCGACGGTCGATGTTATCGACGCGCCGCCAGCCCACGGCAAAGGCTTGGGAAAGTTCAAAGTAGAAGTCTGGGGCAAGGAACCGCACGATTATGTGCGTATCTATGAAATAACTGCGCGAGATGATAATATGGCCGCTCGCGAGGGGCTTGACCGTTTCGTCGAAGATATCGCCAAGTTGATTGAAGACAAGGATCAGTAATATGCCGATGACGCCGGGCTTGCCCTACAATATTCGTCAGGAGCAAGAAGCTCCTGTTGGGCTGGGCGCCGCTGAAGATCTGATGGTTGAGATTGAAGAGGGGCCGGATAAGCCAAAGACAGATGAGAACGGCAAGATCCTGACGATTGAGCATGACGACGGTTCCATCACGGTATCGCTTGATGGCCGTTCTCTTGATGGCGACTCAGACGCCGCTCGCGCCGAAGAGTGGTTTGGCAATCTTGTTGAAGACATAGACCAAGGAACTCTTGGACGCGTTGCGGAAGATCTGCTTCGCGGCGTTCGCGATGACATGGACAGCCGGCAGGATTGGATTGAAGACCGCGCCCAGGGCATGAAGCTTTTGGGCTTGAAGGTTGAGATACCAGGTTTGCAAGGTGCCGTTGACGGTGCGCCCGTTGAGGGCATGAGCCGTGTTCGCCATCCATTGCTGCTTGAAGCTGTGCTCCGCTTCCAAGCCAATGCGCGCAGCGAGTTGCTTCCAACTGACGGTCCTGTGAAGGTTCGAGACGACGCAGATAAGGATTCGCCAGAGCAGCAGCAGCTTGCTGATGCGTTGGAGAATGATCTTAATCAGTATCTGACGGCTGTTGCCAAAGAATATTATCCTGATACTGACCGCATGCTTTTCATGCTTGGCTTTGGCGGCACGGCTTTCAAGAAAGTTTACTTCTGCCCATTGCGCGGTAGGCCCGTTAGCGAGACGGTCGATGCTGATGACCTGATTGTTAATAATGCGGCGACGACGTTAGACGATGCAAAGCGTATAACGCATCGCGTATTCATGCGCCCGTCAACTGTGCGCAGATTGCAGATCCTTGGCGTTTATCGCGACATTGATCTGACAACGCCGAATCAATATCAGGCCGATGAGGTGCAACGCCAGAAGGCAGACGTCCAAGGTATCTCGATTGATTCGATGAACCCTGACGATCGTGACCGGGAGATTTATGAGATTTATTGTGAGCTCGATATACCGGGCTTCGAGCACAAATATAAGGGGAAAGAAACTGGCCTCGAAATTCCGTATCGCGTAACGATCGATGTGAGCTCGCGAGAGATCCTCTCAATAGTGAGGAACTACGATGAGCCAACAGAATGCGAAGGCGAAGAGTTGCCAGAAGCTCGCAGCAATTTCGTCAAGTATCAGTTTGTTCCCGGTATGGGTTTTTACGATATCGGTCTACTGCATATTCTGGGTAATACCACAAACGCGGTTACTGCCGCTTGGCGCGAGATGCTCGATGCCGGCATGTATGCGAATTTCCCCGGCTTCCTTATGGCGGATACTGGCGCGCGTCAGAACACGAATATATTCCGCGTTCCGCCGGGCGGCGGGGCGTTAGTTAAGACGGGTGGCATGCCAATCAATCAAGCCATTATGCCATTGCCTTACAAAGAGGCTGGCGCAGGTTTGATGAACCTTGTCACCAACATTGTTGAAACAGGCCAGCGCGTTGGCGGCACGGCAGAGGTTGCTGTTGGCGAAGGGCGCCAAGATGCGCCTGTTGGAACAACTATTGCGTTAATTGACCAGGCGACAAAGGTTCTCAACTCAGTTCACAAGCGCATGCATTCTGCGCAAGCAGCAGAGTTCCAGTTGCTTGTGCGTTGCTTCCGCGAGCATCCAGACAGCTTCTGGAAGAAATGTCGCAAGCCATCAATTCAGTGGAGCGAAGCTGTCTTCATGCAAGCAGTCAATGACTGCGAGCTTGTTCCGCAGGCAGATCCAAACACCGCAAGTCATACGCAGCGCGTCATGAAGATTATGGCGTTGAAGCAATTGCAGCAGCAGAACCCAGCCATGTATGATCCAAAGGCGATCGACATTGCTGCGTTGAAGGCGATGGGTTGGAGCAACCCAGAACAGTTCATGGTTCCGAAGGAGGCGCAGCAACAAGTGCCGCCGGAGGTTCAGAAGGCAATGGCGGAGCTTCAGATCTTGAAGCAGGAGGCAGACGCCAAGACGGCGGTTGCGCAGGCATCGGTTCAAGAGTCGCAAGTCGATGGCCAAGCGCGCCTGATGGACGCAGAGACAAGACGCATACTTGCGCAGTCGAAGCTTCAAGAAACGCAAGCAAAAAGCGGCGTAGAAGCGCCACGTGGCGAAGACCCTTGGCGCCAGGTAGACGCGGAAGCAAAGATGATGGATGCAGAGACGCGTCGTATTCTTGCAGAGTTAAAGGCTGCCGATCTTGGTCTTAACGTAGACAAGATGCAGATGGAGTCAGACCATCGCGAGGCCGATCGCATACTTGATGCACATCATCGCGCTGCTGATCGCGCAACGCAATTGGCTAAGAACATTAACATTGTCGAGGGTGAATAATGTCCCGCATCATTGAACGCGCTCTATCAATCATTAATGACAATCTGAAGGATCAGACCACAAGCTTTGCTGATCCTATCAGCATTAAGCCAATGGCGCGTGGCGGTGATGTTAAAGGCCGTCTTTTGCAGGACGAATATCCTACGCATTATCTTCCGCATGTCGGGCGCCAAGTGATGGCTGATGGCGGCGATGCTGACCCCATCAGCGGCGCGCTTGATGTTGCGCAGTCGATCCCAGAGACGCCAATGCCAAGCTTGCGTCCAACGCCTCCAGCGCCAACTGTTCCAAGCGCAGAGGGGCGGGTAATGCCTTCAAGCTTAATACCGCAAGCGAAGGGCGTAAGTTATCGCACGGCTGACGATGTTGCGCTGCCAATTATTGAACAGAATAAAGAAGCTGGATTGCAATTTCCAAAAGACGAATCATTTGCAAGATTGCACAAGAAGCTTCGCAGAGAAGATAAAGCTGCCGCCGGAAAAGAAACTGCTGGCGATCCTTTAAATGATCGCATGACAATCAAAGCCCCAAAAGATAGCGGCCTTCCAGATTTTGTCACAGGCAAAATAAATTATGGCGATTGGATTGAACGTCATGAGAATATTTTGAATGACGAAGAAATTCATCATGCGGCGGATTGGTATAATAGAATCTATGATGAGTTTAAGCAGTATTATCCTGCCGAATCTGAAGCCAAAAAGAATATGCGCGCTTGGCTAGTCGCGCAGCAAAATGTTTCTCCAGCTGGCGCGATGCAGAATGTTCTTTTGCAAAAAGAGCAAATGAAAAGAGGTGTCCCAAAAGAGCTTTGGCGCGCTGGCGGCATGCCTAACCCTACTGAAGCTGCAAGAGATGTTTTGCAGAGTCAGCCTATTGGTGGCGGAGTAGGGCAAAAGATTGCAGACTTTGTTGATGCGGCAGAGGGTAAAAGCGTTAGATCTTGGATGGCAAATCACCCAGATGGTGGCGAGCCATTTGTTGTTGATATCCATACCGCCAGAGATACTGGCATGGTTGATCAAGAGCTTCTTAATCATCTTGATCGTCTTGGATACAATAAGAAAGACTTAGAAAAAGCTCAGATTGATCTAACCGGAACGCCTACTGAAGCTGCTTACGAGAACAGAGCCGCTTGGGGCCGGGGTCTAACAGATCATCTTAATGAAATAGGGTGGAAGGGCCGCAACGATTGGACGCCGGCAGAGATCCAAGCTGTTGGTTGGATGGGTATGACAAAACTTACGCGCAATGCGGAGGAAGATGTCCAATCTGGCCTTTCTAAAAATTTGCGCCGAATTTCTTACGAAATAGAACCGGCCGAAGGCTCGCCTTGGCATGGCAAATATAATGATCGTTTAAATGCCCTATCCCCAGAAGATAGGTCGGATGTAACGTCTAGAGTTGCTGAAAGCGCATTACGCCATGCTTCTGACTTGTCTGGCATAGATGTGCATAGTTTAGTTGGTGGTGTAGGCAAAAAAGATGTTGCCCAGGCGCTGGCAACGCAAGGCGGTTCAGACATCGCAGCCAATGTCCTTGGGTATCTTCTTAACCAAGACCAGGTTTGGCATAACCGCGTAAAGCCAATGACATCATCCCCGAAGGGATATGCGATTGACTTTATTCAGCCGTCTGGTGGAGATTTAGCTGACAAGAAAAAAGTTAATGATTTTTGGAATAAAATAACCGAAGCCGACGATTCTGACTTGTTTCAAGGCTTCCATCCTATTAAGCTGCCATCAGGCGAAGTTGGCATTAGAGCTTTGATTGATAAGGGCGGGACAAAGACCCGCGAAAAGATTGAAAATGCCCTAGCCGAAAACAGTCCAATCCAAAAGGCGATTGCTGATTTTGGGTTAGATATTGATATGCTTGGCTATGAAGCTGAGATTTCTAAAGCGAATAATAATTGGATGGAGAAGAAGAATGGCGAAGGTTACTTGGAAAGGCTGGCAGACCTCATCGGAAAAGATAGGGCAGCCTCACTCAATAATATTCGGCAAAAACTTGAAGGCGAACTCGACGCACACCTCCAAGAAGTTGGACAAAGACAAGCAGAGCCACCAAAAAGATCACGCAAAAAAATAGCAAAAGCTTTTGGCGGTGATGTTGAAAGCGACATCCAATTATCACCTGATGTTGAAGCCATAGATGAAATGCCTGATCAGGCTTTTAATTCTGCCAAGACATCACGCAATCAGATCCCTGCGCTGTTTAATAGCCCAGCGTTTGAACGCAATAAAGGAAGTCGCAATTTAGATTACGGCGGTGGCGCTTTTGACAAGGGGTCAGAATATCTTGCGCAAGAGCATGGCGTTGATAGCCAAGTTTACGATCCTTTCAATCGATCAAAAGAGCATAATGATTTTGTATTGAAAGGCTTTAAGAAAGAACCCGCAGATACAGCGACGGTTGCAAATGTTCTTAATGTGATTGCAGAGCCAGAGGCTCGTATGCATGTGATTAAGCAAGTCCATCAGCATATTAAGCCAGACGGCAAAGCTTACTTTACAGTTTATGAAGGCGACGGGAAAGATAAGAATAGCGGCAACTCGCGCATGACGCGCGATGGCTGGCAAGAGAATCGCCCAACGCATTCTTATATCGAAGAGATCAAGCAAGTGTTCCCTGATGTGCGCCTTTCTGGCAAGACGATAATCGCCAGCAAGAAGCCAACCAAATCCTACGGCGGCGCCATCATCCCCGGACCAAAACTTACGGAAGAAAACGCCGATGACTTTGCGCGTCGTCTGATCGCTTGGACGTTCGCCACGGCGCCATTATTCCATAAAGCTTCTGGCGGCTCTGTTATTGATGATCCACTTGATGTATTATCAAAACTTCGCCGTTGATGGGCGAGACGGGGACGCCCGTAAAAATCCGGCCGGAGAACAAGAATGTATGAATTAGCTAAAAGCTCACGCGATAAGATGAAGGCGAAAGCCCGTCGTCTCGCTAACCCAGGTGATTATTACAAAGACCAAGAGGTCTCCAGCGCAGACTGGTCTCCAGCGCCTCCTCTCAAGACTGAGATGAAGACCGGCGCGCGTCCAATCATGCGTCCTTCAACAAAGGGCACAGGCGAATCATATGCTGCCCGCGATACGAAAAAGGCTATTGGCGCAGACATGAAGCGCGGTGGCTTTAAGGCTGGTGGCGCCGTAAAGGGCAGCAAGATTCCATCCGCAAAAGAGACGCTTTCCACCAAAGAGATCGTTGGTTCAAATCCTATTAAACCAACTCGCGGTAAG